ATGAAATATACATTACCATTGATAACGAATAATTATAAATCAAGTTTACATTCAAATGAACCATCAGAAATTAATATTCCATATGACTTACAGAATGAAGAAGAGATAACGAAAGAAATTAATACTATTGCAGATGATAATTTATTACACAATCAAAAACTTCAAGAATTAGATAGCTATCATTTTAATGCTATTGAAATTCGTCAATGCAAGATAAATAATTACTTCATTTTACAGTTATCAGGAGAAGGTCGCTCATTGATTCAAGAACAAATTTCTTTTCTTACTCAACAAATCAAACTAAATTTGATAGAAGAAGCTGACGCTGTGTTCGAATACTTCTACAACGCGGGTTCAATTGAAATAAGTTTAACTGAACTCAGACAACTTTATGTCGCAATGTTGAATATCGTTAATTCGAACTATCAAAATTATAAATCAGAAACTTACTTAATTAAAAATTTAGATTCTGTTGAAGCTGTGGAAAGTCATGATTTTACAGTTAATTATTTGAAAAATCAAAATATTACTCTGTAAGTTTTATGAAGAAAAATCTTAGCGTTTTGTACAATAAAGAGCAAATTCAAAATGCTATTGATAGGTTAGACAAAAACAAAATTCACATTTTGTATTTTTCTTACTACTTTAATTTCCACAATGTTTACCATAACCCATTATTGCTTACAACTAAGATCTTAAACTTCTTTAGTGGTAAACCTTCAATAGATCATGTTAATCATGTGTGTCGATTTATTTTTGATGATGAAAACAATATTTGGGTTTCAAAGGTTTTTGAAGCTACAATGGAAAGAGGTATGGAACAGAATGATTTGTTTGACAAATTAAAATCATTCCAGGGTGTTTGTTATATTGAAACTTTAGATAAAACTGTTGATAAAGTTAAAGCGAAAGCGTTTGAAAATTTTTATATCGGAGTTCCTTATAGTAAAGAACTAGCCGCTTTATCTGGAATTGATGGTAAATTTGATAAAATCAAACAACTTAAAACTAATGGTGGATTTTGTTCATGGCTTGAAGCATTGTTTTTGATTGATCAAGGAATTGATTTGTCTAAGATACAAAACGGAAACTCTTTAGAAATAACTCCGACAGATTTGTTTTTAGCAGATCTTGGTGAAAAGAAAGTATTATACAGAGATTAACTATGATTTCAATCAGAAAAATAAAAGAAAAATTATTTTGCCCTTTAGTAAGTTCGTTAATTCAGGTCTTTATTCTTTACATTTTGTTTTTTCAGTTTTTTGAAATTAAAAATCACTATTATTCGTCAATTTCTAACGCTAGGATTAAAGCAAAAATTGAGTCTAGGATCAACGAATGTGGAAAAGATTATTGGTTAACCTGGATCGTTCTGGACGGTAATAGTTCAAAAGAAAAATACTTTTTCCAAGATGTTATTGGGTGTTTTCCTACAAAAGACAAAGATTGTGCGTTTTCTGTTAAAGAAACAAAACTAAATAAATTTTATAACGAAGAGTTTCACAAAGTTGATAAAAAAACTTACGAATTTTTAACATCAATCGACAATGGGGTTTCTGGTTATTATAATGACATGGAATTTTTAAAAAACTTTCCGTCAATTAGTGAAGTGTTAAAAAATTCTAATAAAACTATTTACGAATTAGGAATTTCGGTTACAAAAGATTTTAGAAGAAATATTGTTTACGTCTTTGCAATGACTAATACTTCTAAGGATAATAAAACGTGCGGTAAGAGTCAAATGATACTTATTTTGGAAGATTTGTCAATTTACGCAAAGGAGAATTTATAATGTTATCAACAGTATTTTTTGAAAAAGCAGTATGGGCGTTTTTTGCATTAGTCGCTTCGTTAATAGCTGTTATTTATAAGCTTTTCAACGGCAGTCTTCAGAAAGACTTAAAAATCCAAAAAGAATCAATCAAACAAGAATTAGAAATAAAATTTGAAGCTAAATTTAATAAAAAAATCGAAGGTTTAGAAGAGGAAGTATGTAAATTAAAAGACGAAATTTTGTCATTTAAAAGGCATGAAAATAGAAATGCCCTTTATCAAACTAAACTTTTAAAGAAAGTTTTATTTAAATTAGACGAACACGACCCTGAACTTTTTAATGAAGAGATTTATGAAAGCTAAAGTTTTAGATCATATCGATACATGGTTTAAACTATTACTCAAGCATTTTCATACCCACAATATTCAAGGAAGAATATTTTTCTTTCAAATAGGATTATCAATTTTGTTTTGGTCACTTATAGTTGGTATTTATACCGGGCAAGCAATCTATGATTGGATCCATTTATCAATAATTTGTAGATAAATTTTATGAAAAATTTTTTAATTTTTATAAATAAACTTTTACAATTCTTACAAGGACCTTCAGGTGAAATGTCATCAAAACGCTTAGGTTACCTCTCAACAATTCCTGTTTCCTTACTAGGAACTATTTGGATCTGTGATAGATTAATTGATTCAAACAACCCTGCTATGGCTGTGCAAGTATGGGATAGTTTTCTAATCTTTTCAGCAGTACTAGGAGGATTTGTTTCTGCAGAATTAATACCAAGTATTATTGCATCTTTTAAAGGAAAAATTGTTTCTATAAGTAAAACTAAAAAAGAGGATTAAAATGTGGAAAATAATACTTAGTATTTTTGCTTTTGTCGGATCGGTTGTTGTCATATTCTTAGGTGGCAAGGCTAAAGGAGCAAGTAATGAACAACAAAAACAACTTAAACAAGAAAATGAAAACACAAATCAAAACCTTAAAATCAACAAAGAAACTGCTGATATGTCTTTTGATGATAAATCTGACTTCTTGCTTTCCAAGCAGAAAAACAAGAATAATTAGTGATTTTTGCCAACTTCACGAACCGTTAAATGGTGAATTGGAACCTGAAGTTGTAAGTTATTGGAAAAAAGAGAGTGCAATTATTTCTACAAAAAATAAATCAGGCGGTGTAAAAACTACTGAAGAAAAGTTTGTAGAGATAATGATTGATTATGCTGGAACTAACGACAAAAAATATTATGAAAAGAAATGTGATCAAATTAATTCTAATTAGCTTCATAAGCCTTTTATCTTCTTGCGATATTCTTTTAGCAAAAGATTTTAGTTTTAATGTAGGAGTTTCTGCTATTTACGCAAATATTAACGATCCAAAGTATGATTTTATCAATGAATATGAGACCGTAAAAGATCCATTAAACTCAATAAAATCGATCAATACCGGAATTACAAAGTCATTTGACAATTTGAATTTTACAATTCAAACTAATCGCCTTATCAATTTGCCACTTACTAGATCTATTATTGATAAAAGGACAGGAGTTACCTTACAAAACAAATCTAAAATTATCAGTGACACGTTGATTATAGGTTATAGATTTGGAAGATTTGTTCCTGCATTATTGGTTTCAAATACTAAATTGGATAAGTCACTTTATTACAAAGGCAACTTTCAAGGAAAGCAAACTAATCATGCAATTTTGTATGGTTTAAACTTTGGTTATTTACTTTCAAGAAATACCAATGCTTCTTTGATTTACATTGCACCAAATAAGGAATTGAACCTTGAAAGTGCGATCGGTTTAGGCTTCAATTATTTATTTTAAAAACTAATGCAATCAGTTATGTTGACAAAAGAAAGTTTAAGAAGACCTAATTTCACCCCGGATGAGTTTTTTAATAGTGATACTGTTTATCGTTTAAATCGAGATGCAAATCCAAATAACGACATTAAAAACTATCCTGGACAAGAACAAGCAGTGCTTCCTGCCTTAATGTTAACAGCAGATATGCTTCAAAAGATGCACGGGATTTTGCTTCCTGAGTTCTTAAGAAGACAAAAAGCAGGATTGATTGCAGCATCAGTTAAGTTTTTCATTAAAATCAACTCTGCATACCGTTGCTTAGAATTAAATCGTCTAATTGGTTCATCTGATGGTTCTCAACATGTTCAAGGGCTAGCTGCCGACATTTCGTCTTCGTTTGGGACCCCTGAGCAAATTATGAAATATCTTTTTTCGATTAAATTCCCTGCAGATCAATGTTTTTGTGAAGGGTCATGGCTTCATTATTCTTGTTTAATGAATCACAAAGCAAATAGAATGATGTATGGGTATTATTTACCTAATTCTAAAGGTAAAAGAAAATTTAAAAGAATATAATTTTACTTATATAATTTAAATTGTATAATTTTCCTTATATTTAATTTCTTTCAAATACATTTAAACTATGCAAAATTTTATAAAAATTTTAGATTCTCAAACAGATGGCGCCTATAGTGAAATTTTTAAAACAGCTGACAATTCTTTATCTTTTCGTTTTAAAATCAACGGTTCACCTAACTCAAAAATAAAAGTATTTTTAAAAGAAAAAGATATAGAATTGAATGCTTTATTAATTAAAACATTATGTAGTGATTTTAATTCTTCTTATTTAACTCTAGAATGTTTGTCGTCTCATGTAGACGACGTTTGGTCTAATGTCGATTTAAAAATTACAAAAAACTGTTTAGTATCATATAATTATGTTTAATAAATTATTTAATAAAGCTTATTCTGATCCTGAAATAGCTTCTGCTTTAAGTGTATATTTTGACAATGCTGGCTCAATTTTTTCAGCAGACAATGTTCAAGAAGTTTTGAATAACGTTTCTGATTTACTCGAATTGAAGTTGTCAGGCCCTGCGATATCAACATTAAACGCAATTGCGACCTACGGAGATGCTTTTGGCGATACTCTTAAAAATAATAGTCAGTGGATAATTAATAAGAGCTTGACCGGCACAATATCAATAGGAGATAATGCAGAAGTTGCAAGATTAATTCAAAATGACACCACAAATAACCCACGAGCGTTAACTATACTACAGAATGCAGATAATTATGCGCTAAAAATAGATCACACTGGTAATTATGATGGTGTCAATATTACTTCAACAACAACGGGGGCATTTTCTCCTTTTTCGATTAACGCTCAAAACCAGACTTTTAGCACCGTTAAAGTAGTGAATACCGCTAATTCCACGGGAGGCTCTGTAATCACAGCCATCGGCAGTGGTCCGACTCGTCAATCTGACATTTTTAGCGCTCAACAAGATGGCACAGGTCAAGCGTTCAAAGCAAACATGAACGGCAATGGAATATCGTTTGACGCTCAAAGTCTTGCTACTTCTGCGGCTTGTTTTAATGCTAACGCCCGCAATACTAGCGGCAACGTCATAAAATTATTAAATTCTGTAGCGCAAACCGCAAATGAACTAGGTCTGTTTTGGATGTCTAACGCATCTTCTACAGCAAGCCTTTTAAAATTAGCTAATAATGGTAGCGGTATCGGGCTATTTATAGACTCGTACGGCTCAAGCGGTACTGCTTTACAAATAAATTCAGCGGCTACAAATAAGAATTCAATTACTGTCAACGCCAATAATACAAGTCAGCAGACAGTAAAATTCTTAAACTCAGCGGCGCAAACATCAAATGAATTGCTTCAAATTTGGATGCTAAACGCTTCTTCAACCGCGGCAGCAACAACTATCATCCAAGAAGGCACAGGTGATATGATAAAAATGTCTCGCGGTGGTGTGATTAATTCAAAAATAACTAATGTCGGCGCCGCTTACTTTAGTGCCTTGAACCTTACGAGCGCCGTAAACGGCAGATTATTAATTGCTAATAGCAGTAAAGACATAGTACCATTAACTTCAGCTGCTGCAATCAGCAATGTGTCAGGCGGACTTGTTGTTGATAGTGAATCAAGAACTGCAATTAATTCTATTTTAACAACTTTAAGAAGTTTTAATATTATATCGTAATTCGAAAAGATATGAAAATAAACGACTTGTAATGAAAGCCGTTTATTATTTTTATTCTGTTAAATCTTCGATTAACATAAAATCTATGGCAGCAATATCAATTGGAGCAACACCAACTGGTAATTTAGAAAGTCTTATCTTCTTTATATTAACATCAATATCAACACTGTTTAGTTGAGCAAAATCGATATTAAGAGCGTCTAATGTTTCTTTTTCAAATGTCATATTACCAGATTCATCAGTAATTATATTATTTTTTGAATCTTTATTACAATATTTTTCTTGAAGTTTCTTTTTTTCAGCAAAATAAATTTTCCCTTCTTCATGAAAAATTTTTATATTTTTAGCTAAATCGAAAGAAGTTTGCTTACAAAAATGATCGTCTCTCGAACATATTTTTTGTAATGGAATAATTGATTCTATTAGTTTAATTGATTTGATTAACATAATTTTTTTAATTGAATTGTTATTTATAAGCCCATGCAATTGTAGATATAGGCGTAATATTTTATCATTTTAAATTTTTATTATCAAATTAAAATTTTTATTATCAAATTAAAATTTTAATTTGATTTACACATATTAAAATATAATTTTTTATATGTAAATAAATATTTACATATAAAAAATTTTATAATAT